CAATCCCAAATCCAGGGCACTCGAAAAGTTTGTTGGTCAGCCCACACCACCAACAGAAAAGTCCTGTGAAAACACGCATTACGAAGCCGTTCAATTTGCTCAAACACCATATGAGTGTCCCACCCCAGGTAAATCTAAAATGGGTGTACTTACTTAAAAGGTAAAGTCGACTATAACCTACAAATGATTCAGATGAACCGTGAAAATATCATGATGCTTGCGACAGCTGTATGTCTTCTCGGTCTCATTTTCCTGTTCAAGGAACTCAATAAGACGAAGGAGGAAATGACCGGGTTCAGGACATTTTCAGAGCAGCTCGTTCAGCACATGAACACACCCATCCTCGAGGAAGAGGAGGAAGCACTCGAGACTGAACCTGCACAAAAAATCGAAGAAAAAAAGGAGGAATAAACATATCATCATATATTAACTTGCGAATGCGCAATGAAAAAGTACAAAGCAATTGCAGTACCAGTTAGTTTCGCCTCGGGGAAACCTATATTTCTCACAGTGAGAGACCGTCGATTTAAGGATTGGATATTCGTCACTGGTGGGTGTAGACGACGTGAAATATTCAATCCACTTCGGTGTGCTCTCAGGGAACTCGAGGAGGAGACGAGGGGTGTAGTATCTTTAAAAAGTGGTGAATATACAGAATTTAAGTTTGTGGTCAAAGAGAGTCCAGGGGTGGATCTCGAATATAATGTCTTTATATTCTTTGTGGATTATTCACTCGCAGAGCAACAATCCCAGGTGAAGAAGTTTTATGATGAGAAGCAGAAGACAAATCTAAAAAAGTTGTTGAATCAACCCATTAAAAAAACATACGATGAAAATGATTATATGAATTATGAAACCCTAGAGGAATTCAATACACGTAAGAGATGGAAACTTATCGTGGATAACGTGATTAAGAATCCTCAATTTTATGCGTGTATAAGTTCTCACAATAGAAAAACCTTCTCTATTAAATAATGAAGTCCAAGGCTTACATTGTAATGCAGATTGGAGAACTATTGGAAAAGAATCGTGGTCTCTGTGAGGAGGAAATTGAGGAGTGGAAAGAAAATAACAAAGATATGACAGTTTATGAACTGCTCACCTTTAAGAAACAATTGTCCCAAGGAAAAGAGTTTTCAGATGTTTCTTGTATGAGGTGGTTTAGAGAATAAGCGTGTACTCCAAGTATGTTTAAGGCTTGGTGTGCATCTCAAAAATTTAATAATGCAACCAATCTATCACATGTGCTCATGGACGGTGGTGTCCTTTCTGTGCCATTTGATAAATTGAACGATTTTTATGATCAGTATATAGATGCTGTAAAGCGTGGTGAAAAGCTCTACGTTGTCGAGCAGAAGAGTGAGAGGTACAACTTTTTCGTGGACATTGACTACAAAGATGAAAAACCCCTTGAAGTCGATGAAATTAGGAGTATTTGTAAAGTGATTTGTGACAAAGTAAAACGACACGGTGGAAAAGAGTGTCTCATTTCGATCTCACCACCCAAAGAATCTGGTACACTCATAAAAACTGGTGTACATCTGAATTGGCCAGGTTTTGTAGTTGACCAGATATCAGCCTTAGCCCTCAGAGATCATATCCTATTGGCTCTCTCCACCTTGAATAGTGGTACAGATTGGAATGAAATTATAGATTTAGCTGTCTATGGAAGCGCTAGTCGAAAAACAAAAGGAAGTGGTTTTAGAATGCCATGGTCGTACAAGAGAGCGAAACATAATCCTTGTGGTGGTCAGGGTTGTGAGAATTGTGAAAAGGGGCGGGTGGACCAATTAGCATATCTTCCAATATTTCGATATGTCGATGGCCCCCTCAGTACAATTATTCAAATCGACCAAAATCCGAGTGTAGAAGTTCTCAAAATGTCAGCGGTTCGCACAGATGAACCCCAAACGACGCACGTGGAACCTCCCTCAATTGTAGTGAAAGAAGGTGCATTCACGAAAGAACAAACGAAAGATGAACTCCACGATCAGGAAACGAAAGGGCTCATACAAGACTACATTCGGAGACACCTAGAAGGGCAGGAGACCTCCTATATTACCAAACTCTTCAAACATAGACAAACCTTCCTCGTTTCGTCAAACTCGAAATATTGTGAAAACTTGAAGCGAGAACATGGGTCTAATCATATATGGTTTATCATCAGTGGAAATGAAATTATCCAGAAGTGTTTCTGTAGATGCGAGACACTTTGGGGTCGTCGAGATGGATTCTGCAAAGACTTTTGTGGGCGTAGACATTTGCTGACACCAAACATTACAGATAAATTGTATCCCAAGAAAGAGCAACTAAAGTATTGTCCAGAAATTAAGAAACGTGTAGAGAAGCCCCTCATAGAATATGGTGGAATCAAGAAACCGTTGGAGACGTTCATAACAAAGAATATGAAAGCACCAGAAGGAACTCACGTGGTTAAAATCGAAAAAATAGGAAAAAGTAAGCCATACTTCATAGCTCTCACGACGTCTAATTATTGTGAAACGATTCGGGGTGTACACGATGATGTTTCGATGTCGTATATCATCAGGGGGAAGGAGATTACACAAAAATGTCCAAAATGTAAACGAAGTGCCCCAAGAATACACATATTAAATGCTGATATTGTAAAGGTACTTAAACAGTAATTTCTCTATATACCCAAATGTTTACACGATCTGGGCGTAAGATAAAGAAACCTGCTACGTTTCAACCCACTGAAACAGACCTAGTAGATGACTACACCGTTGATGATCACGATACAGACTTTGATTCAGAGCTTGACACAGAAGATGAGGTAGATTTTACTTCAGATGAAGACGACGACGAAGAAGAGATGGATGAAAATGGTAATCTCAAAGACTTCGTCGTAGATGATGAAAGTGAGTCAGAAGATGCTTAAAAAAACAATGAACTATAATAGAAAATGGAAACTGACATCGGAAATCCGATTGATTATGATCCATCTGTTGATCCTTTAAATAATGAAAAGATGGATGACACTAATCAGGAAGAACAACACTATTATAATGATTATTCCATGCAAGTTCCACAAGCATTCCCTCCTATGACCCCTCCTCCCCCACAATCAGAAAAAAATGACTTCTTCTCTACCGTCGACAAGTCAACATGGATTATAGCATTTGCAGTATTCCTCTTAGGCTTTTTTATGGGGAAAACCATGCAACCAGTGATCCTCAGGTACACTTGAGTACGCAACGAACGTCCCTATATCACCATAGATAGGTTTAATACCACCCGATGCATCTCGTTTTATAAGCTGTGATGGGTATGTTGGAATAATAAACGCATCATTTGTATCTTCAACGAACCCAGCAGTCGTCGAAGCTTCTGGCTCTGAAACTGTTTTGTTTTTTAAATTATATTTTGGTTTAAAAAACAAAATAAAGAAAGCTCCTACCAAAACAATGGTCAAGAGTATTTCTAACATTTCGTTTACTGTATGTGAACATTTTTATCTAAAAACAATGATATATTGTTATTTTTAGACAAAGGGGGTAGTGTTTTTTTTTAGAATTATGCAGATGAAACTTCAGGTTCGTCACTTTCTTTGATCTCCTCCATCTTTCCATCTGTCGACGCTTCAGCATCGGCTTCGCGTTTCTTTTGTCGCACTTCAACCTCGGCAGCGACGATCGCATCAGCTTCCTTAACGAGTTCTTCCATTGGAGCATCAGGTTTTTCCTTCTGGAGACGTTCGAGTACCTCTGCGGGATGGGGAATAGGTGCCTCATCGGGTTTGGTGTAAAACCGTGAGTTTTCATCACCAGGTGTAAATCCAGTCTTCGTATCCATCATTCCCTGCTTACGCTCCTGGAACATACGAGCAGCCTGTGCCTGATTATCACGGTAACCGACCATGATCTCCTCAAGCTTATCGTTCGTGTAATGAACATCCTCAATCTTGGCAGAATCTGGAGGAATGAGAAGCCACTTGTACATATCTACGACATAGATGTCGAAAGTGGGATCCTCCCTTTGAAGACGCTTCGCGTGGTTCGCCGCCTCATCACGGGTCCCGAACGCACCACGAAGCTTGATGCCTAACTTATCAGTCTTCTGAGGTGAATCTGGGCCGACGATGGAGATACACGCAAAAACCTGCCCAGGGACGGTGGTGTAGTCTTGTTCAAGAGACATTATATCTATCTATGTAGTTAAAACTTTAAGCTTCCTAAGTAAGACTATTAAAAACACGAAACTATGCTTAAATATGGAAGAGATTCGAAAGAATCATAATGATGCCAAGAGAGACCTCATTCAAACCGTGTCACAAAAGGGGTGGCATATCCTCGATGTTGGTTGTGGGTTTGGTGGAGATCTTCAGAAATGGCACAAGTGTGGGGTAAACATAAACATGTGTGATCCAGAACCCGATGCACTAGAAGAAGCGAAGTCTCGTGCGAAAAAAATGCACTTGCGTGTCAACTTTTACGAGGGAGACATTCACAACTGTCCAAACAGAAAGTTTGATATCGTATGTTTCAATTTTTCACTCCATTATATATTTGCCTCAAGGGGTCTGTTTACGAGTTCCATCAGGGAGATTAAGAAACGTATAAAACCTGGGGGTCTTCTCATTGGAATCATTCCTGATTCAGAAAAAATCATCTTCAAAACACCGTATCAGGATGATGCTGGTACATTTTTCAAAATGAAAGATCATGGAAATGGTGGCTTTGGTGAAAAGTTATTCGTACACCTGGCTGACACACCTTACTATGCAGATGGACCGAAATCTGAACCAGTGGCATACAAGGACCATTTGGTCACAGGATTGGAAGACTTGGGATTTAAATTACAACTTTGGGAGGGACTCTCAGGAAATCCCATCTCAGAACTGTATAGTAAATTTATCTTTGTATATGATAGATGATCGCTCTGGCTTTACTCATTATCATCAATCTTTTGATTCTCAAGATGACACGTGAACCCCAAGTCCTTGTCGAAGTGCGGCAACGATACAAGAAACTTCGTGATCACATTGTCGAAACGAATAATGAAAAGTACATGATGCTCAAGAAACCTGTACCCCTCACGGGAATGCAACGAATGAAGGAGAGTGTGGGATACAATACTAACAAGGGTGCGGAGATTGTCGTGTGCCTGGATGGAACTACCAACGATGTCTTCCATGTACTCATCCATGAATTGGCCCATTGTACAGTGAAAGAATATTCCCACTCTGATAAGTTCTGGAAAAATTACATAGAACTTCGTGACATGTGTGTCGAACTTGGGCTCTACCAGAAAATCCCAGAGAAGAAGGAGTTTTGTGGTCAGCACATTCAGGATAAATAATCTCGGTGTACTTTAAATGAAAACCCCAGTCAATGTACTATTGATGGCCATCGCCTATTGGATACTCATTTTCGGAGTCACGATAGTGCCTCAGTATGTCACCAACTATTACGTCAACCTCTTGTGGATGACTGTAGTCATACCTAACATGCTTCGATTTGCTATAGGTAACATTCCCCGTCTCGCGGTGGATCGTGTATTTTTCTTAACCGCGACACTCATTGGACTCGTGTTGACTTTCGTGATTAACCAGATCTCCAAAGAGACGAAAGATGCTATGACGTCTCCCGATGCTTCTATCAACAATAAACTTAAATTGAGTGGATTGTTGGCAGGGACATTCGCAGCGGGAGCCCTTGCGACGTATTTTATGGGTATTGATACCTCGATTTACAGTAATATGGGCTGGGAAACAACCGTTTAAGGCTTAACAATGTAATCCTTCATAATATAGAAGGCCACAGCCGCCACGACCCCAGTTGTGGCAAGACCAACCATACTTCTACCCCCTTGTTCGTTAAGGAACTTGGGGATAGAGGTCGCGAGACGGTCCTGGACAGGCTTGCTCACAGCAGCAGCAGTGCATGCAGCAACGAAAAGGGCGGTGAGTTGATCATCAGTGAGATTGAGGGGGTTCTTCTTCTCGGGCTCGGAAGGTGCTTTGGGAACTGGGTAAGCACCCTGGGGGTTGGGAGCTGTCATTTGGGGCATAACACCCTGCATCCTGGGCTCATCGTTCATCATAGGGGGGTCCATCATAATATCGTTAATGGGAGTAGAATCCATTGTCTCTTTACTTTGTCCCATATTTTTTTCAGCTTTAAAAGACGTAGAAGGATTATCGTGAAGAGGCACCATTCCTTCTCCATCATCGGAAAGATTCATAGTGTGTACTTGGTCTGAAGCCATCTATTATATCACAATGATTTTTGAATTCAATACTCAACGCACGAATGAGCCCTAAGTATGCTTCCCCTGTTTAAAATATACAGAGTAACATGTCTCATCTAATCGAGATCCACCAGAATAACCGGATCGCTGCAGGTGACTGTGTGGAGTCCGAAAAGACACTGAGAGATGTTCTCCCAATTCTGAAGTCCATTTTTGAAAAGTATCTAATCGATGAAGGTATCAATGGTAAAATCTCCTGGAGAAGTCAGGTGATGTTTAACGACTGTTCCATTAGACCAGATGGAGGGGTCTTCTACCTCCAAAATGAAAAAGGTGAATTCGGTTTCTTGGTAGTAGAAGACAAGATACAAGGATCAAACGATCTGAGACATGAAAAAGGTTTGAAGAAACAAAGCACGGGAAACGCTATAGAGCGAGTGTTCAAAAACTTGAATGCATCATGGAACATATTCAAAGACTTACCCATCTGTCCGTATATCGTATTCGTCACCGGGTGTGACTTTCATCACACAGAAACGATCATTCACCGGATCGGCCCGACTGCTAACTTTGGACGACAACCGATCGTTCGAGAAGCTCTCCTGGATGGGACCTTCGATATGTCTGGGTTTTGTGATGAGATTGATATAATCAAGGACCAGAATAGGGAGTTTGGTACATTTTGTGTGAAGGCACATAAATATGACGAACATCCAAATGGAACATCCATGTGGACCTCAGAAGAGAGACTTTGTGTGTTGGAACATACAGGTAAAAAAGCTATTAAGGAGATCCTTCGACATGTAAACAATCATGAGCGAGTATGTTCACCAACCAATGATAACGTATCTTGGTAATAAAAGGAAACTAATCCAACATATAGAAGATGTAGTAAAAAGGGTGCAACCTAAAAGTGTAGTTGATGCCTTTTCTGGTTCAGGTGTCGTTTCGAGAATGTTGTTGACACATAGTGATATATTACACGTCAATGATTTGGAAGTGTATTGTGAAGTGTTGTCGAATTGTTTTCTGAAGACACCTTCACTCAAAGATCAGCGTGAAGTTCGAAAACATATCGATACCATGAATACACTTCCAGTAAGAGATGGATTCATCTCTGAATTGTATGCACCGAACAATTCAAATGAGATTCAAGAAGATGAGCGATGTTTTTACACTAAGGAGAATGCTGGTAAAATAGACGCGATGATGCAGTACGTACACACAAAAGTTCCAAAAAAACTCAAACCATATTGTTTGGGTCCCTTATTGGTGAAGAGTAGTATTCATACGAATACATCTGGTGTATTTAAGGGGTTTCATAAAGGTGGATGGGGTGGGAAGAAAGGGAACGCACTTGATCGAATTAAGGGAACCATTCATCTCGAATGCCCTATATGGCATACAATACCAAAAGATGTAGTAGTGGAGCGTCGAGATGTGTTGGACTTTCTCGATACACTTCCAGAGGTTGATCTCATTTACCTAGATCCCCCATATAATCAACATCCATATGGTTCTAATTATTTCATGTTAAACCTGATAGCTACAAACAAAAAGCCTGAGCATATTTCGAAGGTATCAGGTATTCCTGTGGATTGGAATAAAAGTTTGTACAACTCAAAACCGAAGATTAAGGATACAATGAAACGAACCCTCGAACTTTCCACGAAAAAAGCGAAGTATACCCTTGTCTCATACAGTAACGAAGGATTTATCAGTCCCACTGAATGGGAGGAAATCCTGAAACCTTACACATATGAGCGGGTAGACATAGACTATAATTGTTACAGGGGGAGTCGTAACCTACAAAATCGTCCGACTAAAGTCACCGAGTTTTTGTTTCTCATCTCGTCTTTGTGATTTTCAGGTTTGTTTTTTTCGTCGCCTTCTTGGCATCCTCCTCTTTTTGTTGGGAGTGTTTAGGATTGTACATCTTCTTGTGAAGTTTCCATAGGTCTGTACCTCCTACCCTGAAATTCTTTCTCACTGTGGCCTTGTACCAAAACACACAATCTTGTATCTTGTTAGATTTCACCGTATTGTCTAACACGAGACATTCATAGTTTTCTGTGCATGCATCCATCACTTTACAAAACATATCGAAGGAGGGGAATATACCAAAGAATGACTTGTACAACTTTTCTCTGTTCTGAATGATATTCTCCCTGAGGATAAACACATAGTCCACATTCGCTCGAAGGGCTGGGGGGAGATCCATGACATACTGCATCGTGAGCATGAAGAAGATCTTCCAGTGTCGACCATTCATAAAACATTGTCGAATACAGGTGTCTTTCAGAAACTTTGAATCGTACATACAGTCATCTAGAAGCATGAAGGCTCCACAATTTGCCTTTCCTGCACCCACCAACTTACGCTGTCTCGCCATCACTCGTTCAATGGCGTCTCTGTCGTAGTCACCATAAATGAACAGGTCGGGAATAAACTCAGAATAGAAATGGTTACCCTCTTCAGTCCCTGAAAGAACTATACCTGCTGGGAGATGTTTCTTGTGATACATGATATCCTTCACAAGGGTTGATTTACCCGTATTACGCTTACCAATAAATACAATGACCTTATCATCCGCAATTGATTCAGGTTTGAATTTTCTCAGCTGAAGATTCATTCTACTCTAGTGGCTCGTTTTATTTACCAAAATTTTACTCATATAGAGTAGGAATGGCTGGTCGTCTGAGACTCGCCGCCACTGGAGTCCAAGACCAATGGCTCACAGGTGAACCACAATTTTCATATTTCTTGTCAAAATTCAAGAGACATACGAAGTTTGCATTCGACTTTGTGGAAAGTCAGTTTGATAGACAAATCGATTTTGGAAAGATTGTAACTTGTAATATTCCAAATGATAAAGGTGATCTCGTCAGCAACTTTACACTTAAAGTCACATTACAAGATCCCACCCCCGATGCGGGTGGACAAAATACGACTATATGGTGTCCTTCTGTGATTACCCATCTTATCGAGCACGCAGAACTTCTCATCGGTGGTCAACCTATTGAAAAGATCACAGGCGAATACATTTATATGCACCAACAACTTCACAATACGAATGATGACATAGAACAAACTCTTTACTTTTTGAATGGTCATGGAAATATACTTAGTTATCAGTCTGGTACACCATACACATATTTCATAGATCTCCCATTCTATTTCTATAGAAATCCATCCTTGGCTATACCGACTTGTGCTCTCACAAAACAACCTGTCGAAGTGAGAATCAAACTCAGACCCCTCGCAGATCTCATATTTGGGGGTGCTCCGTCTGGTGTTATCAGTTCGATCGAGAAGTTTTCGATCGATACAGAGTTTGTGTATGTGACACCCGATGAGAAAAACTTTTTAATGTCTCGCCCACTTGATTATGTCATCACACAGGTTCAACTTGCTCAATTCAAAATGAAAGCTGGTGAAAATGAAAAGTCTGTGATGCTCAACTTTTCACATCCAGTCAAAGAACTCTACTTCGTTTCACAATCTGAAGAATCGGTTCAAAACAATTACCCAAATGAATATAATACCATAACGACTGCTGAGTTGAGATTCAATAATGAGGTTGTTTTCAAAAGAGATTCAAAGTTCTTGGTGTACGAACAATCGCTCAAGCATCATGTAAACTGTCCACTCGCAGCCGAAACTACACCAGGAGCACCTTTTAATAGTTCTCAATATAGATTTGGACCCGCAAAGTTTGGTATGTACTCATTTGCCTTGAAACCCGAATCACCCCACCCAACTGGTCAAGTGAACATGAGTAGGATTTCACACAAACTTTTCACGATTAAGATAGATCCTATAAATCAGGTGGATGACAATAATACGAGAGTATACGCAATTAACTATAATGTTTTACGTGTCGAAAGTGGTTTAGCGGGATTAAAATTTTAGATAGATATAGTAGTAATGGCTGGACAAGTTCAACTTGCTGCCTCTGGACCCCAAGAGCAGTTTTTTACATTGAATCCAGACTACAGTTATTTTGTAGAAAGTTTCAAGAAACATTCAAACTTTTCTACACAGTACGTTGATGTGGATCCAGATAATCAAGTAAATATTGGAAGTAAAGTTAGGTTTAAGATTCCACAAAATCAAGGCGATCTTTTGAAGACACTCAGTGTGAAGTTCACTCTCCCAGCTTTGAGTAGTAGTATGGTGTACATCGAATCTGTTGGTCATGCACTCATAGAATATGTGGACCTTATCATAGGTGGAAAGGTTGTACAGCGCCTTACCAGTGACTATCTACAGATATATTCTGAACATTATGTCACTCAAACGAAACAAAAGGCTCTCGAACAGTTGATTGGAAAATATCCATTGAGAACTTCAGATAAACTTGTTTCTCAAGTGAGTGGTAACGCTGGTATAATCATTCATAATACACTCGGTTTGGGTACAGATGAAGATTTTTTCGTCGATCTTCCATTTTATTTCCATCAACATCCAGAATTGGCGATACCTTTGTGTGCCATACAAAAACAGGAAGTTGAAGTTGAATTTAAATTAAGGAATGCTCAGGACATCGTGATCAAAGTCAATGGTAACTATGAAAAACTCGAACAGAATATAAACGTTTCAGATTTCAAATTGTGTACAGAGGTTGTCTATATCGATTGTGCCGAGAGAGTGAAAATACAAAACACCAAGAGGGATTATATAATTACACAGATTCAACAAAACTCTTTTGATGTTGGTGCAGGTGTGAATGAGGGTACATTCAAACTCGATTTTATTAATCCAGTCAAAGAGTTATACTTTGTTATTCAGAGACGGGGAACTACAGGGGATGGAGTTACACAGGGGAACTTTGTAACACCATTCGATTATGACAATCTGTACGCAGTCATAGATGATAAACTCATTCTCTATGAAAATCTTGACTACCTCACACTCACACTCGACGGACAGGACATTATTACACAGGATACAGGTAATGTCATATTTCTTAAAGCTATACAGGCAGCGATTCACCATTCTAAAACACAATTGATTCGAAGATTTTACTCCTACAGTTTTGCACTTCAACCAGAAGAGTGGTATCCAACGGGTCAGATTAATTTGAGTCTGATAAAAGAACAAATTCTCAAGTTGAACCTGACAAGTAGTCCCTATTTTGCACGTCAAATACGTGTATACGCAGAGAGTTATAACATTTTACGCGTAAGTGAGGGAATTACAGAAACACTTTTTAACGTTAAATATTAAAGATGAATATGCAAACGGGATTCGGTGATGGCAATGGGGATCAGATGGTGGAAGGATACGTTAATAGTATGATTGATATTATTCTACCAGTGATGGAAAAGAGTATGGTGTTGGCTGGCGTCTATTGCAAAGCTTGTGGAAGAGATACTATACTTCCAGAAGACATGGAATATGCGACTAAGTATTGTGCAATGTATACAGTTGGTCAAGATATTGGTACACTTTTTCCAGATCTTTACGACGATGAAGAGTCTGATGAAGAAGACGTCAGAGAGGTGGACCCAGAAGACTGTCCACCATTTGTGAGATACACAGGCGATGACGAACGAATTAATTTGATGAATCAAGCATATGATCATTGGGAATCTTGGGTTCCCCAAAATCCGACAGAACGGATGTTAAAAAATGCTATTAATAGTAATGAGCACCTCGGATCCTGAAGCATGGTCATTCTCCGAAGATAAGTTTAAGAAGTATGAATCTGAGAACAGCTCTAGTGAAGATTCATCTGATGATGAACAACTCTTCTCAAAAACAAAAACAATTAAAACAAAAAAGTTTAAAAAAATGGTCAAAAGGGAGAAACTCTCATTCGAATAATTTTCTCAGGATAGTGTATAACATACAATGATGGATCAAGCCGTCGCAACCGTCAACCTCGTTACACAAGAACTTGAGACCCAATCGCTCAACGCGATTGTCGCGGGTTTCTCCTTCGCCGCCGCTATGTCCTGGATGGATCTCGTCCGATGGGTCATCAGCCAGGTCATTAAGGTGCCTAAGAACGGTGGTACCCAGTACGCCCTCACCGCGATCCTCACCACCCTCCTCTCGATCGTCGTCTTTATGGTTGTGTCACGCGTGTCAACTCGTGTGTCCAAGCCTGCCCAACCCGTCTACGCGGTTACTCGGTAATTTCTTTTAGACTTTCCAGACATCAGCGCTATTACTATCAAACCGAAAACTAAAACTAACACGATACCGATATAGATTTTCCAATTATAAGGATCTTTCTCCACCTTCTCGGAGATGCTTATAGATGTTTTCTCTCCAACCTCCTCCTCCTCTATGGGAACTTTTGGGAGATTCTTTAATTTATCAGTGGAACACGTAACTTCAAACTTCAATATATGTTCTTGATTCATAAAATCATAAGGAATCAATCTTCCGTGACTCATATAGAAAAATTCAACATGAATGTCCTTGATGTATTTTAGGGGACCAGTGTGAAAATGATGTGTGAGAATGTCATCAGCGCCGCTAATGTTTATAAAGTCTGTACCATTCAATAAGATGTGACCTGTATAAAATGGTGTTGACGTGTATACACTTTGTGTAAATTCATCCGATCCACTCGAAAGTTTCAAAATGAGGGTATTGGGTCCCACAAGATTTACAGCACCCGAAGTCAATACATTACTCGTCGAATCATAATCATTTGAACCGAAACCGAGCACTTGATGAGGTGTTGTCACCACCGATGATTCTTTAAGGTATCCATTGTCTCCTGTATAAAAATCGAATGTGAAAGTGTTTGATGTACCAACATTTGAGAATGTTAATCTTTTTGTGTCTGTGTCAAAACTGACTTCACTAACATTTGAAACGGGTGGGGCGAGTTCCGCCTCAAGATGTGTAGCTAAATCACCACCAGTGGGGTAATCAGCATTCGTCAATGTAACAGTTTGTCCATCTACACTGAAAGTGTTGTTAGTTGCACACAAAGTCAATTGTGGTGTGGGAATACGAGCCGATACAAGTTTAATTTCAGAAACGTCATAGATTGGATTTTCTAGGGTAATGACATAGTTATTCGGGCTCGAGTACGTGTTAGAATAGGCGTCGATAATGTATGTATTACTTTCATCGTAATATGTGTTTGATGCGATTACATTAATTCCACGCTGACTACTATCAATAGAGAGGTTGTGTACCTTCATTAAAATATAGGGATAATATTTTAATGATTGTTTTCATTTACATATAAATTATTACTGGTAAAGACTGTGTGCAAGGGGGTTGTTCTGGAGTTGTCTCTTAGCCACATCCAAGTTTTGGGTGTTTGGATTCGCATTACCCTTATAGGCATTGAACTGATGGAAAGGTTTTTGTTGGTAGTTTTGGGTCCAAGCACCGTTGGCAGCACTCACACGACCATCGACACGAGTTGTGTCCGACCGAACCGTAGTGAGGACACCGCCCTGTTTGAGAGCCGACTCGCGAACGTTCATACGACCAGCGTTACCCATACGGTTAGGCTTGCCACGGCGATCTTCGGGGCGGAAACCATACTTCATGAGTTGTTCATTCGTCTTCGCAGTCACCTGAGCAGCAGCACTATTGGTGTACGCACCATGATGGCTATGAATACCTGGGGCGGGTCGGTTGTAATACTCATATTGCATATCGTTGCGATCAGTCTT